ATGCTTAGAGCAGATTTTGCCGCAACTGCGGCCATCGTGCAAGTACCCGCGGGCAACGAAGGCCTGCGGTATCTCACCGACTACAGTCCCAAAGATGCGCCCTGGGACATACACAGGGCGCAGGCGCAACAGGTGGAGGGGTTGTACCAAGGCACCGTCTTTGATAGCCTAGCTGGGCGTATACGTGGCTGCAGTGGGTATCTGGGCTTTGCGTGGGAAGTCGACCAAGAGACCGGCGAAATGCGGCTCAAGCTGCGTGCTGCCGAGTTTTGCCGGGTTAGGCATTGTCCGGTTTGTCAATGGCGGCGTAGTCTCATGTGGCAAGCTCGCTTTCTAAAGGCCCTACCTGCCATCGAACAGGCTTATCCGACGGCACGGTGGCTGTTTCTGACGCTAACCGTGCGTAATATGCCGATTACCGAGCTTCGGGCCAGCATACAAGAGATGAACAAGGCTTGGAATCGTTTAAGGCTGCGCCGGGAATTCGCGGGCAATGTCCAAGGCTGGATCCGAACGACCGAAGTTACAAAAGGCCAGGACGGCCTGGCACACCCACACTTTCACTGTTTGTTGATGGTCAGGCCGAGCTATTTTGGCAAGTGCTACGTTAAGCACGAGCGGTGGGTCGAGTTGTGGCAAGAGTGCGCCCGGCTGGACTACCGGCCCAGCGTTCGCATCGAGACTGTCAAGCCCAAGCTTAAGCCGGGTAGCACTGATTCGCCTTTACGTGCTGCTATCGCTGAGACGCTCAAATACGCGGTCAAGCCCGAAGACCTGCTTGACCGTGACTGGCTCATCGAGCTGACCCGGCAGGTGCACAAATTGCGCTTTATCGCGAGTGGTGGCGCTCTGAAAGACATCTTGCGAGAGACCGAAGAATCGGACGAAGATTTGATGTTGTTGGACGAGGACGGTGAGGCCTCCGATCCGTCTATCTATTTTGATTGGCGACGTGATGTAAAGCGCTATATAAAGCGAGTAGAGTGCCGGAGGCCTCGGTAGTAGCTATTTTGGCTCTAAAAGCCAAGCAATTTCTAGCGCAATGTCTTCAAAATCTTGTGCTGGCACAATAATCAAGTGCCCGTCATGTTCAACTTTATACTCGGAATCCCCGATTGATCTTACGAATACTTCTCCTAGCCTGCATTTGATATATATATATGCTCCTTTCCACGAACTCCATTCATAAAGTGCTTCAAACAGTGGCACTCCTTCGTTGTCCTCGACAATGAAGAAACAGTCGCCCTCTCTTTTTACCGTGAATCTTAAGTCAGCCATTTTTGTGTCTAGATACTCGCTTACCCAGTCGCAGTAACCGTCCATCTTTTGCTCCTTTCCTAGACCCATACAGTTGTTATTATACAGATGTTTGTTTATCTGTCAAGAAGGTTTTGATGTTTGACAAAAGCAACAAACTGTTGTATATTATCAGAATTATGACTGACGAAGTTATTATCGCTGAAGCTATACGCCGCTTTGGTACGGTGACTGCGCTTGCCCGTGTTCTCGGCGTGCGGCCGATGACTGCTTATCAGTGGAAGTGGCGCAAGCGACTCCCAAAGGGATGGCGTGTTTTTTTGCTTGATAAGCTTGCTGATCCGAATTGGCATTAGAACATCTTTGTGAGCCCTCGCCCCCCCCTCTCGAAGAGAGGGGGGCGGGGGGGGGAGTCTGTTTTTCTTCTGGTTGACGCGCATATAGCGATAGTCCAGCTAGTCGATCATCTACATCTTCGCTCGCCCTCACCTAAGAGCCGACATGCCCGTCGCGTGATTGGCGCGTTAGCAACCCCTCATGACAGCCGCCAGCGAAGCTGGCGGCTGGCATGAAGGGTTGCCCTACGCGCCGCGACGGGCTGGCGGCCAAGGGGCGAGCGAAGATGTAGATGATCGGCTGGCGTATAGCATATGCGTGTTTACGATTTGTAGTTGACTTTTCTGTTTTTCTTGCTATACTGCATTTTGTTTGTTTGTTAAGTGTAAGTGGAGATTGTTTATCATGAAGCTGTTGGTCGCGGGTGTGCGTCGGATTAGTGGTAAGTCGAAGAAGTCTCCGCAGGTTGATTATGATATTGTTAGGTTGCTTGTTATGACTCCTATTAAGCCTCGGTCTGGAGTTGATTATTCTATTGCCGGCGCCGGCTGGGAGCTTCAAGAAATATCTTGCGATCCTGCAGCTTATTCGCAGTTTATGGGGCTTAAGTATCCTTGTGAAGTTTTCGTGGATACTGATGTACGGTCTCGTGGTAGGTCGCTCGATGTCTGTGTTGTTGGTCTCCGTAAGACTGCATCGGTATCCTGAGATTTTGCCATGTCGGCAAATCCGTGCTCAACCGGCTGTTGAGCGTTTTAAATTTGGGGGTGTATTATGAAACGTATTGTTTATGCTCTTGTTTCGGCGTCTGCTGTGTCTGCTGGTGTGGCGCATGCCGCTCTTGATCAGTCTGTGACTACTGCTATTTCGAACGCTGCTGCTGATGGTGCGACGCTCGGCGGTCTGGTGCTCGGCGTACTTGTTGGTATTGCCGCTTTTAAGTGGCTGCGCCGCGCTCTTTAACTGACTTTTTACCGGAGCTTATTTAGCTCCGGTTATTTCTTGCTTGTATGTATTTGTATTCTGGATTATGTTATTCTGATGCTGCTAGTGTATATCGTGCTATGGCGGCATCGTGTCCCCCTGTTTCGCAATCTGGTCAGCCTATTGTTTGTGTTCCTCAATCTGATGGTTACACGGTGCAGGTTGGATCATCAGAGCCTTATTTTGTAGCTCCTTATCTTATACCTTGTGAGCCTGAGATTTCTGACGTTATGCAGTTATCTTTTCTCGTTGTTGCTGCTCTTGCGTCGGTATATGCTGTGCGTTTGCTCTATAGGTTGCTGTGATGCCAGTTGAATTCTATCATTACGCGCTTGCTATCGTTATCATCGGTTCAGCCTGGATTATTTTCCGGTGATTTACTTTATTGTTGCGTTATTAGTTGCAATTTTCTCTTTTGATGCTGGTGCTTCTCAGCATACTCTATCTGTTCCCGGTCTGTCTGTTAATTCTGCGGGTGATCTCGTCTATACTTTCCGCGATAATTTACCGCGCTTAATGCATCCATCTTTGCAGACTACTGTGCCGCTTTTGGTGCCGCGTAATAGTGTATCTCCTCAGCCTGTTAAGGTCCCTGTACCTGTTACCATCGATGTAAGTCCGACTAAATCGGCAGGTGCTTTAGTGCAATTAGCGCGTTTGTCTAGTCCGCTGATGCTTGGTATTACTGGACTATCTCTTTTATGTGACTTGGCGTCTATTTGTAAGTCGACAACTGATCCTAATAAGTGGGTTTATAAGCAGTCTGGCGGTCAGTTTGATCCATCTGGTAATGGTAGCATATATTGTGAGGATAATCCCCTTGGTACCGATCGTTATGTTAGATTCGCCGGAGGTTTGTTCCGTATCTGGACGATCGACGGTAATCCTTCTAATCCCTATCATGCTAATAATTGCCCAAAGCCTGGAGGGGGGTGGTATGGTGTTTATCGTCAGCGAGTCGATACTTTACCCCCTGCTTCCGAACGTGATGTTACTAATCAAGACTGGGATAACGCCGTTAGCAGACTATCTAATTCCGTTGATCGTCTTAGTGATATAGTGAGCGTATTGCAAGACAATAATGTACCTGTACCCGTTAATACTCCTCGTGTATCTCCTGTGTCCGTTACTTCTCCGCCTTTGACTAAGGTTATTCGAGATAGTCTAGGTAACCCGATTGGTACTGTTACTCAGACAACTATTACAAATGTGAGTCCTGTATCATCTGTTAACAATACTGATGTAGTTGTTAATGTAACTCAGACTACCATTACTAACTACTATAATTCTGATGGCAATCTCGAAAAGTCTGAAAGTGATGACGGCGAACCGCCTCCTCCTGAAGATTACGATGTCACTTTTGATAGTGTCTCGGATGTTGATTTGCAGCACAAAGATATTTCTCCTACTTTGAACGTTAGTTCTTGGGGTGATGGGTCTTGCCCTCCTGATCTGTCTGTATCTATTTTAGGTCATACTGTTGTTTTACCTGTACATCATGTTTGCGACTATATGATTCAGATGCGTACTGCGGTTATGCTTGTTTTCGCTCTCATATCGTCTTATATTGTTGTTGGTGTATCTAGAGGAGGATCGACATAATGGCTTTGATACATATACCGCTTGGCGCTTTTCTCCAGTCGTCCGTTGGTGCTCTTGCTAAGCGTGTGCTTGCGTCGCTTGGTATTGGAGTCGTTACGTGGGCTGGTGTTACTACCGCTCTTAATCAGTTGATTAGTTATGCGCAGTCTGCTTATTCGGGTTTGCCGTCTTATGCTGCTGCTTTTTTGGGTCTTGCCGGTGTCGGTCATGGCTTAGGTATGCTTTCCGGCGCTTTGGTTTTCCGTGCTACTTATCTTGCTTTGCCGCGTCTTTCTGTTATACCTAAGTGACTTTTGTTATCTGCTATTATCTGTGGTGTTGTCATGATTACTCTTATTACAGGTACTCCAGGCGCTGGTAAAACTCTGTATGTTGTTATGCATGTTATACGGCCAGCATTGGACGAAGGTCGAGTAGTTTATGTGTCTGGTATTCCGGGGCTTAAACTATCCGTTGTGCCGATAACTGTTGATCAGTTGCGTGAGTGGTATGTTGTGCGAGATGGATCGATTGATGGTGACCATCACGGTCACTTAACTAATATAGTTGAAGGATCGCTTATTGTTATTGACGAAGTCCAGAGGGTTTGGAGGCCTACCGGATCATCATCGACGGTTCCGCCTGATATTGCTGCGCTTGAGCTGCATCGTCATTATGGACTTGATTTTGTTCTAGTTTGTCAGCATCCGTCATTGTTGCATCGTAATATTCGTGTTCTCGTTGGTCGCCATATACATCTTCGTTCTACTGCTCTTGGTCGCTATTCTTATGAATGGTCTGAATGGCAAGAAAACCCTCAGACGCGATCTTCTCGCTCACTTGCTGTAACCCGACGTTATAGTTTGCCAAAGGATGGTTTTTCGCTTTATGAGTCTGCTTCTGTTCATGTTAAGCAATCTAAGCGTTTGCCTTGGCAGGTGCCTGTTCTTTTGTCGGCTTTTGTTGCTGTACCTTATCTGGGGTATCGTCTTTACGCGTCAATTGATGCTAAGAGTGCGGCATCAACCGTTACATCTAGTCCTTCCAAGTTGATTGCTAGTTCACCTAGTGCATCTAGTGTATCTAGTTCACCTAGTGCATCTAGTGCATCTAGTTCGTCTGTTGTATCTAGTGCATCTAGTACACCTAGTTTGTTTACCACTGAATCTCCTACTGCTAAAATCAACATATCTGGTGTTAGCGATCAAGTCGATTGGTCTCTTGTTGCTGGTTGTATTAGATCAGCTACGCGGTGTACATGTTATGGCTTTACTGGGGAGCGTCTTGTTGTGCCCGTCCCTCTTTGCGAGCAGGCTCTTGAGTTCGGCTGGTCACGTCAGTCGCGTCCATCTTCTGTGCGTGATGATCGGCGAGTGTGAGAGTAGCGACGAGCGTGCGAGGAGCGACGAGCGTGCGAGGAGCGACGAGCGTGCGAGGAGC